CCCACACATCCGTCGATGTTATGACGGACGGCGCTAGACCAGCGCCGCCAGCTCGGGATATACTCCGAGCGATCCGCCGGTAGCGCGTCCCAGGAAGCGGACACGCTACGCTTCGTCCCATACCTTAACCTTCCGTTCGCCTGAACGGAGGTCGATGGCCCTCGCGGGTCATCGGTGGTAGAGCAGCGGAGCGAACCAAAGAGCATAGCGCGAATGGCCCCCGAAGGGTTCCACGCGCGGGTCCTATGCCCATCACTCGAGGCTGTGACCTTCATCCTATCACCATCGAAAAACAACTTCGGCGGTCGAGCAATGAATCGCTCATACTGGATAAGGCCATGAGGTAGGCGTTTGACACCACGTGCCGTGTCTAAGGGCACGTGTACGCCTGCATCATCATTACAGCTCGGGGGCACAAACGGAATCGGCCCCCTCGCTATACGCTGCATGTTCCGGTAGACCGCCCCGACGAGGGACGGAATGTAGATCCCGGCAACGGCAGACCAGCGGTTGAGTGTGTTGATGGCTACAACGTGGTCTTGCACGGTTTCGAGGCGCTTGATGTACACGCCTCTGACCGGTTCGCCATTGTAAAAATCGGCGCCGCAAGATTCACGGAACGGTCCCTCAACAAAGGACTTGCTGCTGTTCACGCGAAAGCCGAGAAGGCTAAGTGCGTTCACGACACGGCGGGCCGCAACTGTCTCGACGATTAGGTCGTCGCCAAAAACGGCGAAGTTGCGGTCCTCCACAGGGCCCCGGTTTTTCACGGGGATACCCATTTGTCGATACACGGCAGCAATGATGGCACAAAAGAGCATCGTCATCAACGGGAACGTGAAACCATTTCCCATTGTGCTCATACTGTGCAGCTCGATGTCGCGCCCGTCGGGAAGACGGCACATCGGACTCCGGAACAACCTGAGGTACGCTAGTAGGCCTTTTGGAAAAAGCCGCTCGCACAACCCCAGGGCGATCCTGTCCGACGCTGATTCGAGATCGATCGTCGCGAGACGACCAGTCCTAGAACCAATTCGAGCTAGCGCGCGATTAACCTCCGCCTGGGGACCTTTTCTGTATCCCCGGGTTTCAGCAGGGTTAGACCCGCTTATTCGGATGTTGTACACTTGCACGAGGCGATCCTCCAGTATCCGGCCAAGGCCGAGCTGGAACCACATATTCAACGTGGGCTCCGTACAAATGCCACGCGCTACGTCAACGTTCTTGTTTACGAAGCTTAAGGCATTGCCTCCAACCTGACGAAACCCATACTTGCTGCGGCGATCTTCTTCCGCTGTAGAAGCCAAGGGGTGTTGACTCGTCAGTTTTGCCCATAGGAAGGGCAAGTCACCTGGAGTGTGCGAGAGAGGAGAATCAAACAACTTCGTGTAGAAGTCGTTGCCACGGGAGCACCGGCTCGCGCCGGGCCCCACAGCGCCCCGTTCGTAAATCTCGTTGAGAGAGTTCACGAGGGGCTCCTCACCGTCATGCCACCAAAATCGGTAGATCTCGTCCGATACCATCTGGACGAGTTCCGCCTGGTCGGTGGTGTTACACTCGACGGTCCACGTGCTATTGTCAACATTACACTGGAGAAACTTGTGCAATGCTGCCTCACACGCAGATACTGACGGTCTATCCTTGTCGTTGTACTTCTTAAACAAGGACTCCGCCAGATACCAGCACGCCGCTTGGCGCACGGTAGCGTCAGGCCACAAAGGGTTCCCCGATCCCAGCTGGTTAAGCTGGTACGGGTCAAGGTGGCCTTCAAGGTCACAATGGAGGTGATAAGACAAACTATCAGTCAGAGCAGACATGAAGCGTCTCCTTCTAAGGTTCAGTGACTAGAGAATACCAGTCACATCCGTGTCTCCGATACCAGCAGACTGCGCCCACAATGCACCGAAGTGCAACGAGAGGGCAGCCCGAATGTTCGGAGCGTCAGCAACGTCGGCGCCAGCAGGCACAGACATCCGAGTTTCGATAACCATCGTCTCGGACGCCTGACCGGCAAGCGGGGTCACGCCCTTTCGGGTGATCACCGTGTAAACGTTGCGCGGGACAGAACCAAGCCGACCAGTAACTGGGTTAACCAACCCCAGGATCCGAGCCACGAGTGGCTTGAACATGGTCAGCGTGAAGGGGCGTGCAACGCTGTGCGTATCCACACCCGTCTGGGTACCACCCAGTGCGGTGATGGCGTATTGCTTAGCGTTGGGCGCCGGCGGAGTGTCCGCAACGAGGGTGTACGTAGGGCTTGTCAGGCCCGTCTGTGCACCACCCGTAACCGGGCTACTAGGATTGAAGCTCATGTGCGATGTCTCGCTATAGGTGAGATGTTACGATGGGAGTCACCACCTAGCCCTACGGGGCCGGCCGTCGCGTCGGCGCAAATGGAAGTACTTTGCGTCGAACTCCTTGGCATCGCGGTAATACTGCGATACAGCGCCAAGGTTAGCCCATTTAGTTGAGGTCACGCCAGGAAGGCGCAGCCGCAATGATGGAGCCACGTCGGTCCAAGCCACCGGACTACGTAGTACGGAGGTAAAACTAGCTTCACAAGCACCCCCAGACGCAGAATTCCGCGTCCAGGTCGCGCCCCATGAACTATCGGGGTTAGGTCTCAAGTCGCTGATCACGTGGCTTCGACGATTCCGAATCGTACGATTACACCACCCGATCCGCGACTGAAGGACGGACCATGCTTGTATCACCGAGGTAATGTTTACGAAGTAGTCAGCCATCCAGCTCCACGGAATTGCTTCCAGGAAACCAGGGCCCAGGTCCTCCGCAGTCAAGCCCCACTGCATCGCAGCGGGAATCTCGCCAGCGGGCGACCCTACAAAGACGACCCCACGGATAATTGTGAGGGTTTCGTCCCTGACGTAACGGTCCACCACTCCAATGTTACCGGATATGGGTGGTCCAGGTGGTATCACGGAGGACACTCCTTGGTTCGCGTCGTAACTGCCGATTGCGAGGGTATGACCAACCCCTCTAACCGGCTGCGTAACACGAAAATCGCCGTCGCGCATCTTGTTGACTGCATCGGCAGCGCCGTTAACGTCATCTATGAGCGGCTTCTTGTCGAAGTTCCACTCTAACCATGTACCCGCGGCAACTCGTCGCGCGTCACGCAAAGCGGCTTTCCGGTTCCGGTAAAGTCGCCCGCGTAGCGAGTGATAGAGATTGCCGACCTCCTGTCGGAGCGCCTTCGCCGGTGAGGCGAGACCGCGGATAGCTCCTGTCGCCTCTGCGAGAACACTTGACCCCTCAATCGAGCGGGTCTTCGCATAGTAATCGGCAAGGAACTTCTCTGCGGCCAAAGCTTGTGCTAGAGGATTAGTCGCCGGGGCGCCTGTTGGTGGGTACCAAAAGGACGCGAAAAGCTGGCCCGACGCCACAAGGTCAGTGTAGCGACCAGCGGTATCGTAGTTCGTAAAACTACGAGCGCTGTACTGACTGGCTATAACAGCCGTGGTAGACGCCTTAGTACCAATAAGAACCGAGGTTGCATCTTCGACACGTTTGATCTTTTGTCGAAAACCAGGAACGGCATAGGGTGCGTACTGGACCCCTCCCGGACGGGAGAAGGTTTGCACGACACGCCCGGAGCCATTTCCTCCGTAACCCGGTGAGCTCTTGCGAGCCACCGAAGCTTCGAAAGATATCCTGCCAAGGTCTGTTTTTGTCTTGGTGTTCATGGGGTCGCCTATCTACAGATATGGTGCACTACCATACCAAAGCCTCCCGGGGACTGTTCTCGGCCAACTTGCCAGATTTATGGCAAGGTAAAGGAACCGCGCAGCATCTGTGGTTACGCCACAGATGAGTGCGCGGCGGTCCGGCCGAAACCAGCCCCCCCG